AATTGCAGATGCGTGTGACACATTTGACACAGAATATTGGGAGGACATAAAAAAGGGAAATTATGACGTTGATGATATGATACACGAAATTGCAGATTCCGCAGTACCAATTTATTATTATGATATTGGACAATTTGCCGCTCATAATAGTTGTTTAATGACCATAAAATCCGAAATCAACCCCGAAGGTAACGCCCACGACCAAATCCAAGCAAATATATATGAAGAAATATGTAACGGATTACACGAACATATAGCAGAAAAAGAAAGCGAGGAATTATAAATGAAAAATAATAACGAAATAGTTGGAGAACAATACGAAATAAGAGAACTTGTAATTCTTAATTTTATTGAATGGTATGCATCAGAAGAAGAAGATAGAGAGCCATTAAGACAAGCAATGCAATTATATCTTCAACAAGAAATATGGATAGAACTTGAGGGAATGAAATTAAGAAGTGATTATATAAACAGAGATTATTGGGAGGATATAAAAAAATAAAAATGATGACAATTGAAACAACAATAAACGGATATATAAAAGTTAGCGATATTGTGGACAATAACTACGTATCGAGGCTTTACATAGGATATTCAAAAAGTAGTGCTAAAAGGCTATTTTTGAGCGAAATAAAGGCAAAAGGAGAAAGAAATGAATAAACACGATATAGATAAATTAGTAAGATGGTCAGTAGATAGCGATTTAGAGAAATTTGCAGAAGATGCATATGGATTATGTGGAACAGCTTACGAATTAAATATAGATTACTTGCGAGGTAAATTCAGACAAATGCAGACCAATTTTATAATGTGGTTAGGTGGATTGGATAGTAAGAACAGAGTAAGATTGGCAAAAAATATAACATTTAACCAAGAAAAAGGAGAATAAAATGGGAATGGACGTACACGGATTAAATCCGAAAATGAACAAAGGTAAAGAGAAATACAAGACATACTTCAAATGGGATAATATTGATTGGAGAGAAAGGAGCGGAGCAAAGAAAGAAGAGTGGGAAAAAGAACAAGATAAGTTTTATTCAGAAATGACAAGTTATCAAGATGACAATAGAGGCACGTATTTCCGCAATAGTTGTTGGTGGTGGAGACCACTATGGGATTATTGTAGACACGTTGCACCGCACCTAATTTCAGACCAATTATGGGAAAGTGGACATCACAATGATGGCAGTGGATTAAACGCAGAAAAAGCAAAAATGCTTGGTGAAATATTGATGGAAAATATTGCAGATGGTAGCGCGATACAATATCAAGAGAATTATCCTAAAGATGAAGATTATCCTTTTGATGTAGAAAATGTTGAGAACTTTGCTTTATTCTGTATTGAAAGTGGAGGATTTGAGATATGTTAATGGAGGATTATTACACGGAAGATGAGATTGCCCATATGTGTTGGTACTATGGGCAGTACTCAGATAATTTAACATACAATCAAAGAGCAATCCTGGTGGAGAAATACGAAAATATGATTGATGATAAAATTAAAGAAATAGAAAAGAAAAGGAGTTAAAATGATTTGCTATATTTGTGATAAAATATTTAAAGAAGATGAACCTTCTTGGTATAATGAAGAAACAGAAAATCATACTTGCGATAAGTGTGAGGAAAAGGAGGAAAAATGAAATGATAATATTAACTAAGCAAATGAAAAAAGACATAACAAAACTGAAAGGAAATAAAATGCATAAAATGAGCAAAGAGTCCGCAAGCACATTAGCGAGCTTACAAAGCCGATTAAAGAAATCAAAAAAAATAAACAAGATATATGAGAAATTTATTGATAAATTATTACTTAATTGTGAAAAACTATGTGAAAAATTAGACAAAGAGGAGGGTAAATAATGCCAAATAGAAAAGCGAAAGAAAGAAAGATGGAACGTAAACGTAGGAACCTTGAAATAAAGAGATGGAAACGACAACAGAAAAAACTAAGAAAGGAGAAAAAATGAAAGAAAAGAGAAATGATAAAGGACATACAATTTTTCAATTCACAGAATTAGAAAAAAGGTTAATTGATGCAATTAATAACTTTATTTTATGGAATACAACACACTCAGACAGAGGATTAGCAGAAGAATTTATTGAGGCAGAGTTGTCTTGTGATGTTGATTACAATGAATGGTTTGAATTAAAAAAGGAGGAAGAATGAGTAAAACAAAAGACCTTATACAATTCTTTCTGGAAGAATATGGATATGATTTAGGATACACAATTCATACTCTTCCTAAAATAGAGGATATACAAGCGGTAGCAATGACAAGAACGCCAGTATGGGAGTATTTAGGATTAACAGAAAAAGAATATTATGGAGCGAGGTAGTCATGACATACATAGTTTTAATTGTAATGGTATTGTTAGTGACTGAAACTATATTAGAAAGGAGAAAATGATGGAAGAAATAATAAGAATGCTAAAATCAATGAATGATAATGAGATGGATAGCGTTTTTGCGCGTGAAATTGCCCTTTTATGCGATGAAAATGATAAATTAAGGGCAGAGTTAAGGAAAGTAAAAATAAGAGCAAAAAACAATAACAATAAAAAAGTAAAAAATAACTAACAACATGTGTGTATATTTAATTATATTAATTACAGAGTATATACATAAAATAGAGAGGATAGAAATATGGAAGATAACACGTCTTATTTAGTCAAAGGAATCGATAAAGATTTATGGGTTAAATTTAAGATTAAATGCATAAAAGGTGAGCATAAGAATATAGCAGAATGCTTTAGATGGTTTATTAAAGAGTATTCAAGAGGAAATATTTAATGCTTGGAGTAAAAAGTCCCACCGACATCGAAGGAATATACAATTCGTATCTTGATGAATTGCAAGAGAAAAACAGAAAAGAGAGGTATGAGGGTAACGAGTCTTGGTATCATGCCTCTGGAGCAGGTTCTTGTTCAAGGAAATTGTATTTTGAATCAGTCATGAAAATAAAACCTACGGGTGTTTTTGATGAAAGAACAAAAAGGTTATTACAACTTGGAAATTTGATTCATGATGATGTTCAGAAGTCTCTTACGCACACACGCGCACTTCATAGAGATAATAATAGAGATATATCTATAGATAATACACAACTTAAAAAAGAAATTAATAATAAAGAAAAAGATATTGAATTTTTAGTTGAAGGTGAAGTGAGGATTGATGAATTAAATGTTAGAGGTTTTTATGATATAGTTGCAAAACACACAGATGATGGTAAACGTGTTTTTTTGTATGATATAAAAACTTGCGGGGCCTGGTCTTGGAAATTAAAGTTCGGTAGGAAAAAGAATTTAAATCCAAGTATCCATTATGAACTACAATTAGGCACATATGGTTATGCGCTTAAACAACAATTCGGACAATTAGATGGTATGTTTCTTTATTACTACAATAAAGATGATTCTAAGATGAGATGCGTAGAAGTACCACTTACTTACATATCAAGAGCATATCTCTTTTGGAAGAATATAAACGATGAACATAAACAAGGGTTACCACAGTTCAGAGTTGGAGTTTCTCCAGTTCAAAAATGGCAATGTAATTATTGTCAATTTAAAGAACATTGTAACCCACCAACGTAAAGGAGTGAATATGAATACAAACTATGAGATAAGAAAAAAAATAATCGGTCTTAAAGACTATTTATCTATTTCTGATGTCGTTCTTACAACTGGATTTAGTGTAAGCACAATAAGAAGAGCTAAAAACGATGGTTATTTAAAATCTTATCAACCAGTTAAACCAAATGGAAAGATTCTTTTTAAAAGAGATGATTTAGAAAATTGGTTAGAAGGAAGAAGTAAGTAATAAATGAAAAATAATAACGAAAAGGAGAGTAAATATGAGTAATACAAAACAAAGCACATTCATGAAACTCTTCAAGACAGATGTAAGCGAATATACGCAAAAGAAGGGTAGATTCAATTACTTGTCTTGGGCATATGCAGTGCAAGAGCTTAAACGCGCTTGTCCAAATGCAAGATGGGGTGTAACGAAGGCAGAGGATGGTTCTCCATTCTTTAAAACAGATTGCGGTTATTTCGTTGATGTATGGGTAGAAGTTGATGGTGTTTCACTATCACAAATACATCCAGTATTAGATAATCGAAATCAAGCAATAGAAAAACCAAATGCTTTTCAGATTAATACAAGCCTACAAAGAGCATTGGCAAAAGCAATAGCATTGCATGGATTAGGATTATATATCTTTGCAGGTGAGGATTTGCCAGAGCCAGATGCTTTATCAGATAAGGAAGCTAAGGATTTATATAAATTAGCAGACCCTCTTGGTAAGGATATTGTAGATAATCTAAAAGTTAAAGTAAACGAAATGTCGATTCATGCACATAACTACGAAGCATGTGTAGAAAAAGTACAAAACATGATAAAAGGGAAAGGAAAATAACATGGCAGACGTAAATGATATGTTTAATGAGGTGACTAAAGAGCAGAGCTTTTATATAAAGAGTGATAATACTAAGAAGAAATTCACTCCTTTTACACAAGGTGAATACTATGGTCATATAACAGAAGTTGATTCTAAAATACTTGACGTTAAAGGAGGTCAGTATAAAGCAAGGCTATATACTTATACCGTAAAAGTTGCTCCACAAAACAATAGAGCAAACTTTATATATAAGGATATTAGTGGAAATATGGTAACAACAGATGGTAGTCCATACGTAGGGAAGACATTCAAAGGCAAACTTTGGAGATTCTTGGAGCCTTCTAAGGAAGATACTTTTGAATCGAACGTGAGCGGCAATAAAGGCTACCTTAGATTCTGTCAGACAATAGGTGTTGCATGTCCAACAGAAACAAGAACGATTGATGGTAATGATATTGAAGTTCAAGTATTACCAACGCTATCTCCAGATAATATGATTGGGCAACCAGTTATCGCATTTGTTGATAAGGGTAGAGAATTTATTAACAAAAGAGGTGAAA